TTTCCACTTTTAATACTAGAAGATGATGTAGAACTTGTAAATGACTTTCCATTTGACCTAGAAATAAATAAAGATGCTAAATTAATATACCTTGGACTTAGTTTACATAATGCTGGACAAGGAAGACTTGAACTTGAATCACATGACGATAATTACTATAGAGTTAAAAATTCACTATCTGCACATGCTGTACTAATACCAACGGACGAGTCTGCCAAATACTATATAGATCTATGTAATAAATCAATAAGCAAGACTAACTGGCACGACAAAGAGTTGGCACGCGACTCAAAAAAGAAATTGTTTTTGACACCGAAAACAGGTCCAATATTTTTTCAAACAGACGCACATACTCGACCGGTAACGAATTTTAAATTAGGTGAATTTATAATTGATTAATATAAAAGGCTACTTTGGATCGGAAGATTCTGGATTCTTTAGGGACTACTGAATATACAAGAACACATAAATATACATATATTGTATTTCTCTTAGAAATAATTAATTACAAGGAAAATCAGGAAATGAAAAAAGCTATAATTTTTGGGATCACTGGGCAAGATGGAAGTCATCTAGCGGACCTTCTTTTAGAAAAAGATTATCAAGTTGTAGGCGTAACTAGAAGAGTAAGCGTAGATAACACATCTAGAATATCACATATTTTAAAAAATAAAAACTTTACTTTAGTTAGTGGGGACATTACAGATGTACATTCTGTTACAAGAATCCTAAAAGAGAACAAAGACACACAAGAGGTATACAATCTAGCTGCACAGAGCCACGTAGCTGTATCATTTAAACAACCTGCATTAACTTGGGATATTACTGGCAAAGGATGTCTAAATATTTTACAGTCGATTGTAGATCTAGATATGCTAAACTGTAGATTTTACCAAGCTAGCTCTAGTGAAATGTTTGGAAAAAACTACGACGAAAAAAAATCAGATTATGACTATGACGATAGGCTGATCAAAGAAAAGTTTCAAGATGAAAATACTAAATTTATGCCTCAAAGCCCATATGCTATCGCTAAATGTGCCGCTCACTACATGGTTAGACTTTATAGAGAAGGCTATGGCTTACATGCAAGCGCTGGCATCTTATTTAATCACGAAGGTCCAAGAAGGGGCGAAAACTTTGTCACTAGAAAAATTACTAAATGGTTAGGAGATTTCATAAAATGGTCTAATTCAAATGGTGTTCTTCCTAATAACCTATTAGAAGATTCAGACAATCTATATGCTGATGAAAGAAAAGAGATTTCATTTCCCAAACTTAGACTCGGTAACTTAGAAGCGTTTAGAGACTGGGGTTATGCAGGTGATTACTGTGAGGCTATGTGGTTAATGCTGCAAAAAGAGTCACCAGACGATTATGTTGTTTGTACAGAAGAAACCCATACTATTAAACAATTTTTAGACACTGCATTTGGATGTGTAGGTTTATCTTCATGGGAAAATTTCGTAGTTCAAGATCCAGAATTTTATCGACCAGCAGAAGTAGACTATTTAAAAGGTAGCTGCGAAAAAGCGAAAGAAAAATTAGGTTGGACTCCAAAGCATTCTTTTGAAGATTTAGTAAAGATGATGGTTATGAGTGATCTGTCATGACCAAAAGAGATTTTAACGATCCAGTGTACAAAGACTGGAGAATAAAAGTATATAAAAGAGATGGCTTTTGTTGTCAAATGCCGGGATGTAAAAGTAAAAAACGACTAAATGCTCATCATATCAGAAAGTGGGCAAGTGCTTCTGCTTTGAGATTTGATATTGATAATGGAATTACATTGTGTTATTACTGCCACAAAAAAGTTACCGGACACGAATCATTTTATCAATCCTTATTTCAAAGTATAGCGAGAAAAAACAGTGCCTAAAATTAGACCTTTTACAATAATAAAAGACACAAGAGAAAAACAGGGATATACGTTTGCAGCGTCTGAAAGCAAATACCATGTATGTAAAGGTATGGTAAATAGAAAATTAGACACTGGAGACTACAGTATAGAAGGTCTTGAAGACAAAATTTGCATAGAAAGAAAAGCTAGCGTTGTAGAGCTTGCAAATAATGTTGGTATAAGCAGAAAAAGGTTTGAAGCAGAAATAGAGAGAATGAAAGAATTCCCTCACAAGTTTCTAGTTTTAGAATTTTCATTAACCAACCTTATGGATTTTCCAGAAGGCTCAGACGTTCCAGACCGTGAAATAAAAAACCTTAGAGTTACAAATAAATACATGTTAAGATTTCTTATGGAGTTGCAAATAAATCATAATGTAAATGTTATATTTTGTGATTCTAAAAAGAACGCCAAATGGACTGTGCTTAGTATCTTAAAAAGAATAAATGAAAAATATGCACTGGAGTAACTATGACAAATAATAGAGACACTGTAGGTGAGATACACACCTATAATATAGATGTAAAAAATAGACACATATACATAAATGAGTTTGATGACTCTGGCGAATCTGCTGGCGTTGACCATAGAATGCTTCAGGCATTTATTAAAAATATAAATCTATTAAAAAACCAAAGTAAAGAACCTATAACCATACACATGCAGACTGCCGGTGGCTGTTGGTATTCTGGAATGGGAATATACGACTGTATTAAAAATTGCAAATGCAAAACAACTTTTATAGGGTATGGTCAACTTTGTTCAATGGGTACTCTAATCATACAATCAGCCACAAAAAGGATGATTACTCCTAGTTCTATTTTTATGAGTCATTTTGGGTCGAGCGATTTAACTGGTGATTATTTAAGCTCGCAAAACTATGCTTTAGTGGACAAGCGAAACGCAGAGACTATGTTAAGTATTTATGCAGACAGATGCTATAAAAGTGGCAACTTCTTTAAAGAAAGAGGCTATAATCTATCAAAAACTAAATCATATATAAAAAGAAAGTTTCACAGTGGAGACTGGTACATGACGGCAGATGAAGCTGTTTATTATGGGTTTGTTGATGGGATTTATAAATGAAAAACAATTTAAAAAAAATAGATGAAGCTTGGTTAAATCTTGATGATGTAAACAAAGAAGACCTAATCAACCCATTTAAGATGGTGTCGTTTAATGACGAAGATTATCACTTACGTTTAATATGGCTAATGACTAGGCCAGAGTACTTCTCTTTTCTATGCAAGCATGTATTTAATATTAATATTCTACCATCACAAGCTTTATTTTTATGCGAGATGTGGAATAGAAAATTCCCTATGCTCATAGCTAGTCGTGGCTTTGGTAAATCATTTATACTATCGTTATACTCAATGATACGAGCATTGATACTACCAGAAAGAAAGGTGGTGGTTGTAGGTGCTGCTTTTAGGCAGTCCAAAGTGCTGTTTGAGTACATGGAAACAATTTGGAATAATGCCCCAATTCTAAGGAGTATGTGCGATGCGAACTCAGGCCCGCGACGTGATGTTGATCGCTGTGTTATGCGTATTAATAAATCTCGCGTTACTTGCCTCCCCCTTGGCGATGGACAAAAGATTCGTGGTCAGCGTGCTAATGACATTATTTCTGATGAGTTTGCTTCTATACCCAGAGATATTTTTGAGACGGTTGTTGCTGGTTTCGCTGCTGTTAGCTCGGACCCTATTGAGAATGTTAAGAAAATTGCAGCAAGGAAAAAGGCAGCAGAACTTGGAATAGAAATAGAAGATCAAAATGATGATGTCATAGAAAAGAAAGACAACCAAATTATATTAAGTGGTACTGCATATTATGATTTTAACCACTTTGCTGACTACTGGAAAAAATGGAAAGCTATAATTAAAAGTCAAGGAAAAGCAAATAGACTTAGAGATATATTTGGAGAAGATCCGCCAAAAGATTTTAACTGGAGAGACTACTCTGTTATACGTATACCTTATGAATTACTTCCAGAAGGCTTTATGGACGCTTCACAGGTTGCCAGATCCAAGGCGACGGTTCATGCAGGTATCTATCAAATGGAGTTTGGCGCTTGCTTTACAAGGGACTCACAAGGCTTTTTCAAAAGAACATTGATAGAGTCTTGTGTTGCAAACGAAGGTACTGAGAATGATAAACATATATTAAATATAGATAAAAAACCTATAGTATTTGAAGCTAAACTTATGGGTGATAAAGATAAAAAATATGTATTTGGTATCGACCCCGCTTCTGAGGTAGATAACTTTAGTATTGTCGTATTAGAATTACATAATGGGCATAGGAGAATAGTTCACTGCTGGACCACCAATAGAGGTGAACATAAAGAAAAGGTTAAAAGAGGTTATTCTAAAGAGACTGACTTTTACGCATATTGCGTTAGGAAGATTCGTGATCTTATGAAATTATTTCCCTGCTGCCATATATCGCTAGATGCTCAGGGTGGCGGTATTGCTGTAATGGAGGGATTGCACGATAAAGATAAGATTCAAGAAGGTGAACTACCTATTTGGCCGACGATAAACGATGATAAACCAAAAGATACAGATGGAGAACAAGGGCTACACATTTTAGAGTTGTGTCAATTTGCAAAACACGATTGGCTAGCCGAAGCAAATCATGGAATGAGAAAAGACTTTGAGGATAAAGCTTTATTATTTCCAAGGTTTGACTCTGTAAGTCTTGGTATATCAAGCGCAGAGGATCAAATGAAAGGTAGAATGTTTGACACTTTAGAGCAGTGTGTTATGGAGATAGAAGAACTAAAAGATGAACTTGCTATGATACAGATTACTCAAACTACATCCGGTCGAGATAAGTGGGACACTCCAGAAACTGTGGTTGGCACTGGAAAGAAAGGTAAACAAAGAAAGGATAGGTATTCTTCTTTGCTTATGGCTAATATGGCAGCTAGGATTATAGACAGAACGCCAGAACAAGCGGAGTATACTTTCTATGGAGGGTTTGCTACAGGCACCAAATCTAAGAAAAAAGAAAAAGATATGTATATTGGACCTAGTTGGTTTACAAATTCTATGAAAGATGTCTATTAACGTGTATAATATAAATGTATTCCAATTACATTTCAATTGTCTGGAGAAGCAATGAACGATAATCATATGATAACATGGGACGAAGGTAATCAACAAAGCAAAAAAGATGCTTTTGAGCAGTTTTCTGGATCTATAGATGCTTACGAGGGCGTATCAAAAGCTTCTCGTTTCCATAGGGACTTTATAGATATTGAGCCAAATCGTTCTGCGCGTCCTTCTTTTGGCTACAATGATTATTACGCTTTTCGTCCAGAAGAGCAAGTGCCAACAAAGCAAAAGCGCATTATCAAAATGTGCATGGACGCTTATGACAAAGTAGGTATAATTCGTAACATTATTGATTTGATGGGCGATTTTGGGTGTCAAGGAATTAACATTGTTCACGAAAACGAAAGTGTAGAAAAGTTTGGTAAACAGTGGTGGAAAAAAATTGATGGCAAAGAAAGATCTGAAAGATTTTTAAACAACCTTTATAGAACCGGACAAACAATAATTTATAGAAGTAATGCCAATATAACTCCAGACATTACTAAGTATATTAAATCTATGGCTAATGATATTATTGTAGAGTTGCCAGAGATAGAGCGTAATCAAATACCTTGGAGATATAATTTTTTTAACCCGCTTAATATTGACATGAAGAACGGTAACATTAATATGTTCTTGGGTGTTAGAAATTATGAAATTGATTCGGGTGCTTTTCTAGACAATTTTAAAGAAGGTTCTATACCAGCACATGTCTTAGACACTCTGCCGCCTTCTATTAAACAGTCAATTAAGAATGGTGAAAAGAAAATACAATTAGATAAAGAAAGACTATCTATATTTTATTACAAGAAAGATGACTGGCAAAGATGGGCAAACCCTCTTGTTTATGCTATTCTTGATGATATTGTCATGCTTGAAAAAATGAGATTAGCTGACATGTCTGCCCTTGACGGTGCTATTTCAAATATTAGATTGTGGACACTTGGTAATTTAGATCATAAGATTTTGCCAAATAAAGCTGCAATTAATAAATTAAGAAACATCTTAGCTAGTAATGTTGGCGGCGGAACTATGGAGCTAGTATGGGGTCCAGAGCTTTCATATAGCGAATCCAATAGTCAAGTCTATAAATTTTTAGGTTCTGAAAAATATACATCTGTACTGAATAGTATATATGCTGGACTTGGTGTGCCTCCAACGCTAACTGGAATGGCTAACAACGGTGGTGGATTTACCAATAACTTCATATCTTTAAAAACTTTGGTTGAAAGACTCCAATACGGTAGAGATCAACTAACAAAGTTCTGGGAAAGAGAACTAGAGATAGTAAGAAAGGCAATGGGTTTTAGAAAACCCTTCCATGTTGTTTACGATCAAATGAGCTTATCCGACGAGTCAGCAGAGAAAAATTTACTTATACAACTTGCAGATAGAGATATAATTTCTCACGAAACTGTTCTTGACAGATTTAAAGAAATTGCACCTGTAGAAAAAATGAGGCTTAGAAGAGAAGAAAAAGCTCGAAATTCAGATAAACTACCTGAAAAAGCAAGCCCATTTCATAATCCACAAAAAGCTTTTGAGATAGAAAAAATGGACAAACAAGCTGAAATAAACGAGAAAGTTGCAGAAAGAAAAGAAAAGCAAAAGCCCGTAAATCCTAACGGTCGCCCACCAAACAAGCTTGACGAAGGACCAAGAAAACAAAGGGTAGAAACGCCAAAGTCTACACCGGGAGTCGCTGAACTTATATTATGGGCTAATAGTTCATATGATTGTATTTCAGAAAAATTCAATAAGGCATTTTTGGCTATAAACAAAAAGAAGAATATGAGATCTTTAACTAAAGCTCAGGTTTCAGATCTTGAAAAGATGAAAATGGATGTACTTTTAAATATTAAGCCTTTATCACAAATAAAAGATGAAGACTTTAAAAATACACTTTATGGCAACAAGAGAATGCCTGAGTTGTTTAGAAGACATCTTGAAGAAAACAAAATCAGTACAGAGTACATGTCTATAGATGAGTATAAAAGGTCAGCTATTGCTTCGTATATTGATTATGTCTTAGCCCAAAAATAGCCGTTTTTTTAAAAAATATATTTTTAGTGTATATTTATTTTAGAGGTAATTTATGACTATAAAAATATTCCAAAACGAAATAAATGACGGCATTGGCGAACTTGTTAAAAGTACCGCCAGTGTTGCGTATTGCTCCGAGGCTATTAAAGCTGACGCTTTTAAAGTTCCAGTGACTATTGCCGACAGAGCTTTTGCTGAAAATAAAGATCAAATAGACCTTTACTATTTAGAGTCTGTTCTTGTTTCTTGCGGTTGGAATAAAAACGATGATGTGTTTTTGCCAGAGGCAACTTGGGCAGCCAGAAACACACCTGAAGACAAACAGTTTAATTTTATGCACGATGAGAATGATATCATTGGACATATAACTGGAAGTTACGTTTTGACAAAAGATGGAAAGGCTGTTGCAGATGACGCAGAAATGCCTGAAGATTTTGACATTATCACTCAAGCTGTTCTTTATAATAGCTGGACTGGTGACGAAAACCGCGAAAGAATGGAAAAAATAATCTCAGAGATAGGTGAAGGTAAGTGGTATGTTTCTATGGAGTGTTTGTTTGCTGGATTTGATTACGCCTTAACTAATATTAATGGCGATAAGAAAATTTTAGCTAGAGATGAGGAGTCATCTTTCTTAACAAAACACCTTAGAGCTTATGGCGGAAGTGGAGAATATGAAGGTTATAAACTAGGTCGCGCACTTTCTAACATTGCTTTTTCTGGTAAAGGGCTTGTCTCCAAACCAGCAAATCCAAGAAGTGTTATTTTAAAGAGTGTTGCTTTCAATTTAGATGACAATTCTGATTTTAACATAGGAGAATTCAATATGTCAGATAATTTGCTAGAAAAGCAGTTGGAAGAAGTTCGCGCTGAACTTGCTACTGCTAAGTCTGAGAATGAAGCTATTAAAGCTCAAATTGAAGAAGCAAAAGATAAAGAATTTGCTTCCAAGGTAGAAGCTTTTGAAGCTGATATTCAAGAAAAAGATTCAAGCATTGCTGAACTTGAAGAAAGCATCAAGAGTACTCAAGCTCGCGTTGCTGAACTTGAAGACGCTCTTGCTAAATCTCAAGAAGAACTTACATCTGCTAAAGAGCATATGGAAGAGATGAAGAAAAAGGAAAAAATGGAGAAGCGTAAAGCTGCTCTTGTAGAAGCTGGATTTGACGCAGAAGATGTTGATGCTGCTCTTGCTGCATTCGACGGTCTTGCTGACGAAGCTTTCGATTCTGTTGTTGCTATGTATGGCAAAAAGCCAAAAGCTGATAAGCATGGCGACATGAAAAAGAAAGAAAAAGAAGCAGAAGCTGGTATGCCCCCTGCGCTAAAAGAAGCACTTGAAAAGAAAAAGGAAAAAGAAGCTAAAGCTGATGACGAAGAAGCTGAAGCAGAGGAAATCACACAAGAAGCTTTTGAAGATGTTGAAACTTCTGAAGCAACTCTTGTTACTGAAAGTGCTGACGATCAACTAGAATCCACTCGCGCAAGTATTGCCGACTGGCTTTCCAATAACGTATTCTCACAAAAATAATTATTATAGGAGATTAAAACTATGGCTCTTAAAGCAGATAGATACGAAGAATCAACTGACATCAGTTTCTTTTACAACGAAGGCACTGCTACTCGCGGTGGCGCTGTTGTTCTTGATGCCGCTCTTGCTTCTGGCGCAGCTATGGATCAAGGCGGAAACAAAGTTAAATATGGAACTGCTGGCGTACCAGTAGGTATCCTTCTTAACGACGTTGTTAACAAGGACTTAACCAGAACCCATCTTAACCAATACAAAGATGAAGTTCAAAAGGGTGGAAAGGTTACTGTTCTGACTCGCGGTTGGGTTTTAACCAACATGATCGAGGATAGCATTGACCCAGCTGCTGGAGAAATTGCTTATATTTCAGCTTCTGAAGCTGGTGACTTGACCAACGTTGCTCCGGGTAGTTCTGGAAGCTTGGCTGTTGGTCGTTGGATGTCTCAAAAAGACGCAGACGGCTATGCTAAACTCTACGTCAACCTCCCCGGAATCGTATCCTAATTAACACCCTAAAGGAGATAAATACAATGTCATATAAAGAAAGACCAAGTGAAGAGTTTATCACATTGCTTCGCCGCTCTGGTGATAATGATCAAAATGTAGCATTTGCTGCTCAAAGAGAGTTCGCAAAAGCTTTAGAACTCCCACTGCGCAAAGGCGTTTTGGTTGGCAATATTCTTGGAAATATTTTCGAGACTATCCAAGTCGAGCCGGGCGGAAGCACTGAGTATCCATTGGATCTTATCAGTCCCGGACTTGAAGGTGAGCATGTTGCTTTCACTAATCCCGGTCACGGTCGCGTGCCTGAGAGATCAGTCGAAGGTGATTACGTTATGATCCCAACCTACAGCATCACAAGCAGTATTGATTACTTGCTTCGTTTTGCTCGCGAAGCTCGTTGGGATATTGTCGGTCGCGCCATGCAAGTTTTGGAAGCTGGTTTCGTCAAGAAGATGAATGACGATGGTTGGCACACCCTTCTTGCTGCCGGTGTTGATCGTAACATTTTGGTTTACGACGGCGATGCAACTGCTGGCATGTTCTCCAAGAGGCTTGTTAGCTTGATGCAAACCGTTATGCGTCGTAACGCTGGCGGAAACACTGGTTCCGCAAATCGCGGTCGCTTGACCGACATGTACGTTTCGCCAGAAGCTCTTGAAGATGTCCGCAACTGGGGATTCGATCAGATTTCTGACGCAACCAGAACCGCTATCTATAATGCGGGTGGCGACGGCGCTCCAATCACCAACGTCTTTGGTGTAGCGCTTCACGATCTTGACGAACTTGGCGAAGGTCAAGAATATCAAGACTTCTTCACCAATTCTCTTGGTGGTAGTGTAGCTACTAGCGACTCTGAGTTGGTAATTGGTCTTGACCAAGGTGCTAACGACAGCTTTGTTATGCCAATGAAGCAAGCTGTTCAAGTCTTTGAAGATCCTACTCTTCACAGACAGCAGAGAGCAGGTTACTACGGTTTCGCTGAACTCGGCTTTGGCGTTCTTGACAACAGAAGAATCCTCTTGGGTTCATTCTAAGTTAAAAACTAAAATGTAAATTTATAAAGGGTTCCTTCTTTTTCAGGGGGGAACCCTTTTTTAGTGTATAATAAAACAAATGTTCTATATATTTAGGAAATCAGGAGTTAATAATGAGTACAGCATTGTCGGACTATTTAGAGTCTGGTTTATTACATCATATATTTAAAAGTACAGTTTTCCAGAAGCCTGACAAGATCGCCATTGCTCTTTGTAGCGGAGTACCTGTAGATGCTGACACCGGAGAAACAATTCCTGAACTTCCAAGTGGAATTAATGGTAGCGGCACCGGCTATGCAAGAATAGATCTTGGAGACCCTTCTAGTCAAGGTGATACCACTTGGATTTATGAACAACAGGATCATGACTATGGAAGTGGGTTAATTAAAAATTCAGGTTCTATAGTTTTTGAAAAAGCTCTTATAGACTGGGGTTTTGTTTCCGGTATAGCCATTACTGATGATTCCCAGTATGGATCTGGAAACCTTTTAATGCACTCTGAGCTAACTAATCCTAGAATTGTATATAAAGGTGATGCCGTAAAGTTTGATGTGACAAATCTTAAAATCAAATTTAATTAAGGTAGGGTTATGGCTGAGTACTCAGAAAATGATTTTATTTTATCTTTAGATAATTACCTACCAGACAATTCAACAGAACAGATATCTCCTAAAGACGTTAGGGATACATTTATAAACGCTGTTGATTCTAGTCATAGATTTCTTGAGTTGCATAGTGTAAAAGCACTCAATATAGAATCTGCTGAGTATAGGCAAACAAGAGTCGGCATAAATTCTTTAGGCAATCTAGACCTTCCGTATGAAAGTGGTAGTGACAATACTGCTGTAGGTTTTTTCTCTATGAACGGAAATGTTTATGGAGATAATAACACTGCCGTTGGTTCTCTTTCACTTAGCTGCAACTTAGACGGAGATTGCAATACTGCTATAGGCGCTGGCGCGATAGTTGGAAACGTAGAAGGAAATGGGAATGTTGCTATTGGAAATAATACTCTTTCTAAACTCAGAAGAGGCAGCTATAATATAGCTATTGGCTTAGGCGCTGGACATTATATTGACCCCAATGATAGCTATCAGTTTTTCTTGGGTTCTCATCCATCTGGGTGTGACATTGAGTGCCTTGACGGTTCTGGAACACCTTTACTTCGTGGCGATTTAGAAGAATTAAAGCTTGCCATTGGTACAAACGAATTACATAATTATGGAACTCTTCAGGTTTCTGGAGATGTGTCGCCAACCACAACTAGGGTTTCACATCTTGGGAACGACAATAGAGCTTGGAGGTCTGTCAACGGCCAGTTAGTCTTTCCTGATTCCGACACAGTTGAGTCTAAATCAAATATAATACCATGTTTTGATGGACTTGACCTTGGAACGCCTGAGCTTAGGTGGGACGGGTTTTTTAGAGATGTTGAGATTTACGGTAATTTAACTGTTAACGGAGATAGTGTTTGTCCTTCAGGTTCTGGATTGCAACGTTTTGCTGAAGGGTTCTTTACAGAAGATGTAGCTGCACCAACTTCTTTTTGTAACCCTACTTCCGGGTTGTTCAGAGAAAAAAGAACGTGTGATGGAGTTTGTGAAGATGGCGACCTTTATTATGCTGTAAACAGAGATGTTAACTTAACTATTTATAACGGTACATATGCTCAATTTGCTAAACATAGCACTGAATGGAGACCTATTTGGGTTAGCTG